CCGGATGGGTTGATATACAGTATGGGAATCTATCGGAGAAAGCAAAAACTCTGGTGGATTCCTTTTTTGTCGGCGTCTGCTTGATGGCCGATGAATTTCCGGAGCATGTCCGGATCGTGTAACCGATGTGACCGAAATGTCGTTAAACTATGATTCTGGAGCAACGGCACGGGGCTTTTATAGAACGGGACGGGGCAGAAAGGACCGAACATGAAGTATAAAAACAATCGTTGGAGAATCCCAATGATCAACCTGCAGTTATTTGCAGACGGCGAAGGAGACGGCAGCGGAGCCGGAGACGGAAACGAGGACGGAGCTGGAGCAGGTTCTGGAGATAGCGGCAATGAGATGTCGTTTGATGATTTTCTGGGGCAGGCAGAGAATCGTGCAGAGTTCGAACGCAGGGTCCAGAAAGCGGTAAATACAGCGGTGACCAAGGCGCAGGAAAAGTGGCAGGCACTGACTGATGATAAGCTTTCAGAGGCGGAAAAGCTCGCAAAGATGACAAAAGAAGAGAAAGCAGAGTACAAGAACCGTAAGCTGGAGAAAGAACTGGCGGATCTGAAACGGCAGAATGCACTTTCAGAGATGTCAAAGACAGCCAGAAAGATGCTGGCAGATGAAGAAATCAATATCCCGGATGAACTTCTGGCGCATCTGGTATCGGAAAGCGCTGAGGATACCAAGACGGCTGTGGAAGCTTTCGGAAAGATGTACAAAGATGCAGTGCAGGCTGCCGTAAAAGATGCCCTGAAGGGGAATGCACCGAAGGGCGGATCTGGCGGAAAAGGCGCTGTGACAAAAGAACAGATTCTCGCAGTCAGCAACCCGATCGAACGGCAGCGGCTGATTGCGGAAAATATTGCATTATTTCAGTAGGAGGAAAACAGCATGCATAAAATTGGAAAATTAGGGCTGCAGGTATTTGCAGCACCGGATAACATGACAGGCCAGGCACAGATCCAGGTAAAAGCCCGCGAGATTGATTTCGTAACATCTTTCGGTAAAAATATCCAGGCACTGCTTGATGTCCTGGGCATTATCCGGATGATCAAGAAAGACAACAATACCGTTTTAAAGACAAAAAAAGTGACAGGAAACCTGCAGTCCGGTGAGGTGGAAGAGGGCGAAGAGATTCCGTACTCCCAGTACGCTGTAGAAGAAATTCCATTTGATACTATTAAAATCAGCAAGTATCGTAAGGGAGTAACCCTGGAGGCAATCGCAGAAAAGGGATACGATGCCGCAGTACAGGACACCGATGAAGAGTTCAAAACCGATCTGCAGAACGTTGTCATGGATAAGCTGTACGCACAGCTGAAAGCAGGTTCTCTGACCGGTCATGAAAGCACCTGGCAGATGGCGGTTGCTATGGCAATCGGAAAAGTCAAAGATAAGTTCAAAAAGATGAGAAGAACGGCTACCGGCGTAGCAGTATGGGTAAATACACTGGATGTGTATAAATATGTCGGTGCCGCGGATATCTCCCTGCAGACAGCGTTCGGCTTTGAGTACATGAAGAAATTCCTTGGCGCTGATGTTGTCTTCGTAAGCTCTGAAATCCCGGAAAACGTCGTCATTGCTACTCCGCTCAACAACATCATCGGATATTACATCGATCCGGGCGACTCTGAGTTCGTAAAAGCTGGCCTCAGCTATACAACGGACCCGACTACTCATTTTATCGGTTTCCATGCACAGGGTACTTACGAGAGAGCAATTTCGGATCTGTACGCTATTATGGGTCTGCGCTTATTCTGTGAGTACCTGGATGCCATCGCCTACATCTCTGTTGGTGGCGCGGATACGCAGACTCTTGGAAAACTGACCGTAACGGCGGCAGAAGGATCTGAAACAGGAAAAACAAAGATCTCCGTAAAAGAGCAGCTGATGTCTATGAAAAACTGTTGGAAGTACAAAGATGCGGCATCCGCGACTACCGTGAAATACGGCGATGACGTGAAAAACTGGAGCAAATGGGATGGAGAATCCGAAATTGCATCTACAGCGGACCATCACATCACGCTGGTTGAGTGCGACCAGAACTACAAAGCAGTTCGTTCCGGCGACGTAACAGTAGCTGTGAAGAGCTGAGAAGGAGGAACCTATGTACAGGGTGATTGAATACTTTACGGATCTTCATGACGATGACCATGAGTACCGAGAGGGTGATGTTTTCCCACGCGAGGGAATCAAGGTATCGAAAGAGCGTCTGGAAGAGCTTGCTTCGGATAAAAACCTGCGTGGAACCCCGGTGATCGAACTGGTAAAAGAACCAGAGAAGTAGGAGGCAGCCTATGATCGAAGATCTGAAACTGCTTCTTGGGATGGAAGATACAGACAAAAAGACAGAACAGCAGTTACAGCTGATTCTGAATGCCACGAAACAGCGGCTGAAATTTCTTCTTGGCGGTCTGGAGCCGCCGGAAGAAATGGAATACATCATATTGGATGTTTCAGTCATTCGATTCAACCGAATCGGATCAGAAGGGCTCTCCTCTCACAGTGTTGAGGGCGAGAGCCTTTCCTGGTCTGAAAATGATTTTGCCGGGTACATGGATGATATTCAGTCTTATCTGGACAGCCAGCGGGAGGCAAGGAAGGGAAAGGTGAAGTTTCTGTGAGATACGATACGCCAATTTTCTTCCGGCGAGTCCTGCCGGGTGAGTATGATCCAACGACTGGAAACTATGCCGACGATCAGGTAACAGAGGTGCGGAAAATGGCATCTGTGATGGATACGCGGGCGGAAATCATGCGGATCGTATACGGCGGGATCCGTCAGGGCAGCGTGACAGTGCAGCTCCAGAACCATTATCAGAAGCCGTTTGACAGGATCCGGATTGGAAACACGACCTACAAAGTGGACTATACGCGGAAATTACGTGTGAAACAGACTTTTATTTTATCGGAGGTGGTTTGATGCCGAAAATCAAGCTGGAAGGAATGGAGAAGCTGCAGGTCAAATTGAAGAAAAATGTGCAAATGAACGATGTTAAGCGGATTGTGAAAAGTAATGGGGCAGCCCTGCAGGAGTCGGCGCAGAGAAAGGTACCGGTGGATACTGGTAACTTGAAACGAAGCATTGGACTTGAGATCCGGGATAGCGGTCTTACAGCGGAAGTGGAGCCTACAGCAGAGTATGCGGCATACGTGGAGTATGGAACCCGATATATGAACGCACAGCCGTATATGCGCCCTTCCTATACAGCACAGAAAGAGAAATTCAAATCTGATCTGAAAAAGCTTACGAGGTGACACGATGGATCCACAGCAGGAATTATTCAGTGCATTGCTTCTGGAATTGAAAAAACAGTATCCAGGCAGTGTGTATGACACGTTTTTACCGTCGGAAGGCACACCATATCCGTTTGTCTATCTGGCAGACAGTGATTTGAATGACAGAGCCAATAAAACAGCCGTGTTCGGCATTGTAAGCCAGACAATCCACGTCTGGCACGACAATCCGCGGCAGCGAGGCACAGTTTCACAGATGATTCTGCAGATCAAGCAGATTTGCAGACAACTGGAACATACCGGCAGCTTCTCCTGGTCCGTGCAGGACTTGAATCAGAGAATATTGCCGGACACAACTACCAACCAGCCACTTCTTCACGGCATCGTGGAAGTGACTTTTTTATTCAGTTAGGAGAACAGCATGAGAAAAACAATTGATTTACAGTTATTCGCAGATGCGGTACGTGGTAAAAAGATCGTTTATCTGTACCGCCTTAAAAAAGATGCGGCTAAAAATGCAGCTACAGCATTAGCGTTTACGACAGAGAACGGCAGAACGACAAGCAAGGATGCCGATACCACAGAGACCAAGGACGGCACGATTCGAACCCCGGGAGCAGCCGAGGTTGAGATTACGGCAACCAGTATTCTTGCCAAGGGCGACACACTGATCGACTCTCTTGAAGATGCCATGATCAATGATGAACTGGTCGAGATCTGGGAAGCAAATCTGGATGAACCAGCATCCAGCGGAAGCAATAAATTCAAGGGAAAATATTTCCAGGGTTACGTAACGGAGCTGGAAAAGACTTCGAATGCCGAGGATATGGTAGAAGTATCCCTTACCTTTGGCGTAAACGGAACCGGCGAGAAAGGCGATGTGACAGTGACAGCCGCACAGCAGGAAGTAGCGGCATACGTATTTACAGATACAACTAAAACAGGAGCGTAAAAATGCAGAGGGCGAGCAATCGTCCTCTTTTTTGAACAGTAAAGGAGAAAAATGATATGGAACTTACAATCAATGGACAGGTGTATCAGTTTAATTTTGGCATGGGATTCATGAGAGAAATGAATAAAAAAGTAACTATGCCGGTAGACGGAGTAAAAGATGCTAAGAAGAATATTGGCCTGAGATACGCTGTGGCAGGGATCATGGACGGAGATGTAGAGTCTCTTGAGGATCTGTTACTCGTAGCGAATAAAGGGCAGAATCCGAGAGCAACTACAGAAATTCTGGATGAATATATTGATGATCCGGATACCGATATCAATCAGCTCTTCGAAGATACGATGGGTTTCTTAAAGAGTGCAAATGCTACGAAGAAATGCGTCCAGAATCTCGAGAAGACGATCGAGGAAGAAAAAGCGAAGAAGTAGGCGATATAACTCATGAAGAGGCGAGCTTCGAAGAACAATACCGGGAAGCTGCAATCAGCTGCTTCCGGTATTTGGGATTCACATCGTTTGAGCAGGTTGATCGTCTGACGATAGCACAGTACGAAATTATGATGGAAGCGCTGAGATATCGGATAGTAGACGACGAATACAGGGCACATCGGCAAGCCTTTCTGAATTTTGCTGCCCAGGCGCAGAAAAAATCTGGGAAGAAAACAGTGCCAGTATACAAAAGATTCCGAAATTTCTTCGACTATGAAAAAGAATTAAAAAATGTGAAGGAAAAGAAACATAAGAAGAGCGATCCGCGTTTTGTTGGAATATCCAAGTTGTTAAAGAAAGGAGGGCGAACAGATGGCAGAATCTTATAGCGTAAAAGCGGTTTTGTGCGCGGAAGATAAAAACTTCTCGTCAATGATGAAATCATGTAGCAGTTATGCTGATAATCTGAAAAATACGCTTACAAGTGGAATTGGATTTGGTGCTATGGCGGCGATTGGATCCAAGGCAGTCTCGGCAATCGGAAGCGGACTGAAAAGCTTGACTGCTGGTGCAATAAGCGCTGGCGCGAATTTTGAGAATGCTATGTCGTCTGTAGCAGCTATTTCCGGAGCTACAGGATCCGACTTTGATAGACTGTCTGAAAAGGCAAAACAGCTTGGAAAATCCACGCAGTACACCGCAAGCGAGACAGCTTCTGCGATGGAGTATATGGCAATGGCCGGCTGGAAAACTGAGGATATGTTAAATGGAATCGAAGGTGTAATGGATCTAGCCGCAGCGTCGGGAGAAGATTTGGCAGGCGTTTCTGACATTGTAACAGATGCGATGACAGCGTTCGGCTTATCAGCAGATGGCACAACCAAAATTATTAAAGATGGTTTTACGAAAGAAGTTTCTAACGCTTCACATTTTGCTGACGTTCTTGCATCG